CAGATTTCGAAGATCCCTACCGACCTGAAAATGCAGATCAATCAGTACCGCGCACAGATAGAATCAAAGGTCAATGACGCCGAGAAAAAACTGAAAGGTCTGTCACTTGAAGAGATCGAGAAAGGCATAGACGAAGAGATAGGTAAAGCAGAACTACAAGTAATAGAAGAGATCGAAAGCAAGATCGAAGAACTCGAAGATATCATGGAAGGTATCGCAGATCTACTCTCCCCATACTGGAAGAAAGGTCGTATAAGGGACTGGGAGAAAGAGGCAGAAGATGCCATCGAAGAATTGATTCAAGAGTTTCATATCTTTATCCCTGTCAAGATCATGGAGTTGATCAACAAGATCATACCTATATCGTTCGAAGTCGATATACTGGGGTTGTCAATTGATGTCCTCAAGATTACCGACCCAGCATATCAAGAAGAGTTGGTCAGTCAGATATCAGGATACACAGACGAATACTTTGACAAACTAGAACAACTAGAAGCAGACTTAAAGAGCGGTAAGTTAGAACAAGACGCATACGACAGCGCAAAGGGCATGTTGAATGACGAAGCGGCTAAAGTACTAGACGCGATTTACAAACTAGTGCCAGAAGAACTGCGGTACTATGATGGTGAGTTCGGTCTGGTCGTCAACGAGTATAAGGCGAAACTCACTTGGAAATATATCAAGGGCGAGATCATGGACTGGTGTACCATGACTCTGTTCAAGTTATTCGAAAAACTTATTGATTTGTTTGATGAGATCTGGGACGCATTAGGGTTGCCCGATCTACCGATTCCGTTATCTCTTGATATGGGAGAATGGATTCGTGCGATGGTTGATCTCGCAAAAGAAAAGATGGATCGTGAGATACAACGAATAGAAGATCAAGCTAAAGAATTAGAACAAAAGGCAGAACAACTAAAAGAAGATATCGAAAACTTTGATGCGCAAGAAGAGATAAGCAAGGTCAAGCAACAGATGGTCGATGAGATCATGAACCTAAAGGTCCCACTACCTTCTCCGTTCGACATCTCACTGAAAGAGATACTAGGCGGTGACATTGATAAGACAGTGGTCTCTATCGAACAAGAGATTGACAAGTTGGTCGCCGCAGCGAAAGAGTGGAAAACGATCGTTATGAAAGAGTTGCTCTTTTTATGGGTCAAGGTAATCAAAAAGTTTTTGGACCTGATAGGTCTTGGCAAACTACTTGATTTCTTAACGTTGTCTTTCTGTGATGTTCTTGAGTTATTGGGGGTGCCGACTTCGTTCGATATTACTTTGCCTGAATTACCTGAACCAACCTTAGAACTTTCTGTATAAATACAAATAAAAGAGTTTCACGACATGCGTAAGCAATTCTCAATTCAAGACGGCAATCTAAGTAATGCGCCTATTACTACATCGATAAAGCGCACTAACTCAGATATAGATTGTTCGTTTGAACGAAACGTATATACGAACGACGTTCATAAGAAAACGGAAGCAGCTGCCGTTCGTCAGTCAATCAAGAACCTATTGATGACCAATCGCGGTTCGGTTCCATTTAAACCTGTATATGGCGGTAATTTAGAGTCGTTCTTGTTTCAATTAGACACAGAGATTGAAACATACGATATTGAAGAAGCCGTGAGAACTCAGATAGAACTATTTGAACCTCGTGCAGTACTCCGACGTGTGACTGCAAACATTAAAGGTGATTACAATTCAGTTTCTCTTACTATTGTCTTTCAGGTGATCAATACACCTAAAGTTGTAACGATGGAACTTGCAATATCAAGGGCGAGATAAATGACAGTCAATACAAGTGATCTAGACTTCATAAACATTAAAAGTAAGTTAAAGACTTATTTTAAAAACACATCTGAATTCAAAGACTACGACTTCGATGCGAGTGGGTTGTCTAGCATCCTAGATGTCCTTGCGTACAATACGCACATCAATGCATTGATTGCTAACATGGCAATCAATGAGTCTTTCCTATCTACATCGCAACTAAGATCTTCTGCTGTCGGTCATGCTGAATCTCTAGGGTACACTCCTAGATCTAAGTCGTCTTCTATTGCGGTGTTAAACGTTACAGTTTCAGATCCAGGCGGGGTTACAGAACAAGAGACGATTCCTGCCCGAACTCCTTTCGTCACTGCTATTGACGAAACTGCGTTTTTATTTTATACTAATCAGAATTATACTGCATTAAGAAACGAGAATGACGAGTTCGTGTTCTCGGAAGTTAAGGTATATGAAGGTGAAGAGCGCACAAAAACTTTCTTCGCAGACGATACCGTCGACACTATCTTTGTCATTCCTGATGAGGAAATCGATACATCAACCATGATCGTTAGTGTATTCGAAAACTCGAACGCTGATGTGTATGTGCGTTATAAAAACATTTTGGATGTGGCCGCAATCACTAATGACTCACGTGTGTATATGTTACGTGAATCACCAACCGGTGATTATGAGATGTACTTCGGTGACGGAGAACTATTGGGGAATCGACCTCAGACAGGTAATGTAATCGAGGTCAACTATATTTCTACTTCGAAAACGGACGCTAACGGCGCGGTAGCATTCAGAACCAACCTGTTCGGTGGACAAGACGTAACAATCTCAACAGTAATGCCTTCTGCTGGAGGATCAGAAAAAGAATCGATCGATCAAATTAAGATCAACGCACCACGCGCATTCGCGACTCAACAACGACTTGTTACCGCAGAAGATTACGTCGCAATGATCGAAAGTAATTATGGTCAGTATGTCAGTGATGTTATTGCGTGGGGCGGCAATGACAATGTACCACCTAAGTTCGGATCAGTCTTCGTTGCGATTAACTTCCAAGATGGATATTCAGATGCAGTGAAAGAAGAAGTGAAGACATTGATTCGAGATAACCTTACGGACTTCCGATCTATTATGTCTATCGAGACTGAGTTCGTAGATCCGGAGGTTGTAGACTTACGATTGACCACTTCATTCAACTTAGACTCTACACTCTCGACTGTGAGTACAGAAGTATACAAACAACAAATCTCGGATCTTATCTCTAACTATTTCTTGAACGAGATGGACAAATTTGGATCTATCTTCCGTAGATCAAACCTATTGAGTTTGATCGATGATCAGAGTCCTGCGATACTAAACTCTAAAATGAAAATCGTCGCACAACGACAGATAGACACAAAACCTTACTTTGATGAAATAGACGATTATCATCTAATGAAAGGCACTACTCCGCCAGACTTCATCGAGCGAGACATCACAGTCAACTTCCCATTTACTCTTGCGTTACCAGATAAAGACGATCATGTTATAATAACATCTACATTCAGATATCTAAACCAAAACGCTGTGATCAAGAATGAACTAGGTTCATATCGACTACAAGTTTACGACACTAATAATAATGTATTGTTGTCGAACGTGGGTGATTACCAACCTGCAAGTGGCGAAGTCAACTTTAGAGCATGGAACATACAGAGAGACTCTAATAACATTATTGAAGTGACCGCAACTCCTGGAAATCAAAGCACGATTACTCCTTTACGTAATTACTTGTTTGAACTATCAGATGACTCGGTTGTACTGGTGAACGTAGAAAGAGACGGCACTAAGGTTCTATTATAATGCAACGATCGAATGTCAAACTACACAATAGTCAGGTATCAGAATTACTACCTGACTTTTTTGATTCTGAATATCCTTTACTAGTTAAGTTTCTAGAGAGATACTATGATTATACGAAAGAAGATGACTCTATTTCGTACGAATCCAAGATCAAAGAATTGTTTGACCTTCGTGACATCACTACAACAGAACTAGACGCATTAGACTATTTACTAAGAGAGATCGGCAACGGTGTCGATCATACAATATTCCCAGAAGAGATTCGCGAAGAACGTGCGAGACTCTCTGCAAGACTCCTAGCGAACTTCTATCGTGTCAAGGGTACGCGGAATTCTGCTGAACAATTTTTCAAGATGTTCTTCAATGAAGACATTGAAGTCTCATACCCCAAAGAGAACATCTTTTACTTGAATGACCGTATAGGCAACTCACTTATCGGTCCGGAGTCTGTCAAGTTTATCACAGACAACCGCAGATATCAAATCTTCTCAGTTCTTTTGAAAACAGGTTTGTCGTCTGCTGACTACGACTCTCTCTATAAGAAGTTCGTACACCCTGCAGGATTCTATCTTGCTGCGGATGTTGCGACAAAAGGCGTTGGCACTTTAGATACTTTAGGTGAGGGTACAGACCCACTAGAAACTCCGTACTTGTTTCTTGAGGCAGAAGCACACGCTTCAACTACACCACAGTATGCTCTGTTGACGATGCGAGAGACTGATCCTGTCGATGAGTCTTTCATTCTAAGTTCAGAAGTCACGCTGCGTCTGTTCGAAGGTATGACACTAGAAAGAATGAATGACTTGTATGGTACCCTTGCTGCAGCACAAGCGCCAGGATCCTGCTTGGTAGGACAAGACGATATATACCTATCAGATGTATTTGACTGTAAGGACGCAGACTTTGCAGAAACTACAATCGATGTAAGTCTTATTAACAGATCGAGAGTTGGAAGAATTCAACCAGATCCAGTGCCGGACCCTGTAGACACTGTAGGCAAACAAGACCAAGAACTAGGGTTCAATGTATTCTTCGGCACCACAAGAATTGAAACAATCAAACTAGGCGAAGAAAACATAACGTCTATAGAATATATTAACGATCAAATAATCGTAGGAAACTAACATGAGTATTATAGATCAAAACTCAGGTGACGCAATCAACGTATGGGTTGGTACACAGTCTGAGTATGATGCGATAACATCGAAAGACGAAGACACGTTGTATTTCATCAAAGAGAATGGTGATGTTCAGGTACCAGAACCACAACCTGAACCGCAGCCAGAACCGCAACCAGAGCCACAACCTGAACCGGAACCGCAACCTGAACCGCAACCAGAACCTGAACCAGAACCGCAACCAGAGCCAGAGCCACAACCTGAACCAGAACCTGAACACGAAAATGTCATTATCGGGGAAGACTTACACTTCGAGTCTATCGTAAACTCACCGTTAGAAGATAATGTACTATATCAGGAATGGTCACAAACGCATAACCCTAGTTTCACATTCTACACTTCCGCAGACGGAGACA